AAATCTAGTACTCCAAGCATATATTGCACCGATTCATTTGTACGTTCAAAACGCTCGGACTCGTTGTATTCAATCTGAATTCGGCTTTTGAGAGCTGGATCTTCAATTGCACCAATCATCTGCTCTACCGTATCTAATAGACCATTCTCAAGTAGACTCAGCTTGAACTGTCGACGGGTTAGAGGCGTGAACTGCGTGAGATATGTCGCATACTTTTCTTCTTCCGTTCGTTTGTCGACCCAATTCGCCCCATCCCAAACATGATGCGACGAAGGACGTGGCTCAGATACTGTTAAATCATCAAGAATTACACATTGATTATTTAATGCTATAAATAGCTGATTATGTTTTTCTTGAGTAATTTCTTGATCATCCAGCAATTCTTCAGTTATACGAATATCTAAAGATTGCTGTTCAATTTTTACAAAATAATAAAGTTTACTCATTAAAAAATCCCCACAATTGTTGCACTAGCAGACACAGGCTGATCATCAGAACCATTCCAACGTTTAAACCAAACAAATAGTTTTGATGCAGCATCACATCCTCTATAACCATCTTGCATTGCGTATCTTAACCATTCACCTGCTTCACCATAATAACTTGTTGTAGTACCTCCTTCGCTTAGTTGAATATCAACTGAAAGACGTTTTTTCAAAGTGATTGGGAGTGAATAAATTTGATAACGGTTAGTTGCATGGGATTCAGAAATTGTTTGACCAATAATACTTTGATTTGTCCAGAGGGTAAGTTCGATTATCGCAATTCTGCGATAATCGTCGTATGTAATAGTATATCCACTACCCTCAACAACTCTTAATTCATTTGTATTAGGCACTGTAATTATCTCAACATTGCCTGAACCATCAAAATTGGCATTTCCTGATACAGCTCCCGCAAGTGCAATGTTCCGAGGTGTTTTTAGTTTAGATGCTGAACCAACATTGTGGCTTGGCAAGGAATCTACAAAGACAATCTCGCGCCATAGCGTCCAATTGTTCAAACCACCATCGCGCTTACTGCGTATAAACGAAGGGGCTAGTCCATCATCACCCGGCCATCCCACAAGAATTTCGCCTTGACCTTGACCACCTAAACGCAAAACATTACCAAATGGAGTTGGGTATCCATTTTGATATACGCTTGCTAATGTAAGTCCATAAGGTGGGTTAGCACCTACGCCTTCATAAGCTGCAGAATCACCAACATTAATAACTTTAGATGCAGAAGCAGAATTACAATCAATTCCGGTCTGGGTAAGACGGGCGACCACATTCCCATTCTGCGAATCGATAAAATTAAAAGTGGCACCATAGTTGTAGAAATTCATTCGATCAACAGTGACCCTGCCCATATCGATATAGTGAAAATTATCTGATTGCACTAATCCAGTCGAAGCCGTGATTGTTCCGCCAACATCACCTGAACCATCAAAGTTTTGGCCAAACACGGTACGAGGTATTGCAAGTTTGTTTGCACTGGACGCATTGCCCACTAGATCAATAGGCCCTGTGGTATTTGAGATTTTACGACCGTTTAGGAACATAAATGCTTCTGTCGGTGCTACATCCTTCCCACCAACAGCGATATATACACCAGAGTTATCCCAAGTATTAGACCCGCGATATGCCCCCATAGAAACGTGTGTTAGGTAACCAGACCCATCCGTTACAACCGAGCCATGTACGAAAGGAATATACCCAGTCATATCTAGCGGAATGAGCTGCTCAGGCACGCGAATGGGTGAATTATCTCCAGCACCAATATCATCAAGGTTCTGTGCTAGATATGAAGGTTTTGTCGTGAGTTTCCCTGAAAGTTGTCCGCCTGATTTTGAAAACTTTTCATCCTGTAATTTTTTACCTTGGCGGGCTGAAAGTGGCTTATTTCCATCATCCGTGCTTAGGTCGTCAACAATAGGAATATTTTGCTCTGAAACCCCTGTAATCAGGCCTTTGGCATTTACGGTAAGAACAGGAATTTTTAAGGTTGATCCGTAAGTACTCGCCACCACACCTGAATTGGCTAAGGTGAGAATGCAGGATGCATTGGCAGAGCCATCGAAATTGAATGAGCCAGTGGCGGCACCTGAAAAACTAATATCTCGAGCATTTTTGAGTTTGGTCGCTGTGGAAGCATTACCATTCACTCCATTTAAAGGGGTGAATACACCACTGCCATCAATATATGCAATCAGATTAAAGTTATTATTATCACCATTATAAAAATTAAAACCCCCACTACCGAAACCACGATGATTGATAAAGTCAGTTTCTCCCTGACCTTCGCTCTTGTTCCAAGAGACATAGGGCCCTTGAGATGTCGGTGAATTATCAAGTTGTACTTTTGATTCTTGTAAGATTTTGGCTTGACGGGCGGAGATAGGTTTATTTGCCTCGTTACTTGTTAGGTTGTCGACTATCTCATTTCGTCGAATGTAGTTTTCATTTACCCATGATCGAGTTGCATAGATCAAAGAGTCATCTAAATACAAGGCAATAACTTCAGCATTTTGGATGTTAATTACCAATTTGATGGCAATTTCACGTGCACCACCTTCATCTACCAAAGGTTTATAGGTCGGTGGGTAACTGGCGTTCACAACCATTGTTGCGCCAGCATAGAGACCTAATTCACGAATGTAGAAGCCACCAAGATTTGAAGGAATAATGGCTTCACAAATAATTTGATTGGTGTTGTTTGGATTGATCTCTACCACATTGAGCGCGATACGGGCCTTTTCATTCACCAGTGCTGTTCGTGTTTCAAGGGGATTTGGAACAGATCCATTTCCATCACCAACGGCAATATGCGAATAGTTGATTTTATTATTGAGGGTTGCACTGGCAATCAGTGCTTTACCATTGTTGGTCAAAAGACCTTTATAGGTTGCTGCCATTTTCTACTCGACATAAATGGTGACTGTTTCCGCGCCATGCGTGCCGATAGCCACTCGCGGAATACAGATAGGTTGAACATTAATCACTAAATTGGTGAGGTGACGGCTGGCTGGCTTTGCATCTTTGACTAGGCGGTTTACTTCGGCATAAGTGGTTTCATTTAGTTCTAGTCCATTGAGATCCAGTTCTAAGGTGAATGTGCCTGGTGTACCGACTGGATTAGTTTCAAACCACTCTTGAAAAATGCACTGGTAGCCAAACTGCGCCAGTACTTCTCGAACGGCCGTTCGAGTTCCTTTAATTTGGTGTTGGCGAAAAGATTTCTTAATCAGCTGACGTTGTAGCGAGGGTTGCCAGTTGGTATCCCATGAGTCGACCGAGTATTGCCATGCAAGAAAAGATAAGAATGGATCGGGAGCTTGATCGATCGAAGCCAAGGACTTAATTTCAACAGGCAAGGCACAATTCTGCGCTGTGACTTCAGTAACATTCCGTTCAAATTGGGTGCTGTTCGGAGGAAGTAGTTGGCTCACTCAATCCCCCCAATAGAAACGGCAATGTTGGTGCAATACGTGGCTTGTAACGGTGTTAAGACGACATCGGCAATTGGACTAATCAACTCAACTCGATGCACGCCATCAATATGCAGTGCAGCGTATATAGCAGACAGCCGAATGGATCGACCCAGTCGTTTTTGTTTTGTGGCATAAGCCGTCACATTATTGAGTGACTGCTGCAACAAAGTGGCTGCTTCAGGATCTTTGCCAACATAGAGCTTGGCATTAATGTCATAGGAAATGATTTCGGCAGATTGGACTGTAACGCGGTCACCAATCGGGCGAACGTCTTCCGCTGTTACGGCATTTTCTACAATTTGCACTAGCTCTGGGGATGCAGACCCCGTCAATGAGTCCGCTTGTAAAATGGTTAAAGTGATATATGCGGGCTGAGGTGAGACTACTGAAACATCACCAACACGACCATCAGCATCGCGGGCAAATTTCTTATATGCAGCTTCTGGACCAGCAACAGACAATGTATCAAAGGCCAGTTGAATCCGCTCTCGAAAGGCATCATCTGATTCCATGACTGCTGCCGTTGGGGGTGTAATCGACAAATCTGCAGGTTTGATGACTAAACGTTTTACATTAAAGTTCGCACCAACTTGGTCTAAATCGTTTTTAGTGGCGTAGGCCAGTAATAATGCTCTCGCAGCGGTGTTGATACGATTTCGTAAAACGATTTCACGATACGCATTTTCCTGTAGGAACTTTGTTAGAGGCTCACTTTCACGATCTAAGGTTTCAGTAATTTGAGTTTTTTCATTAGCAGGGAATTTTTCAATAAGACTCGCTTTTCTTTCAGCCAAGATCGACTCAAAATCCAATGTTTCAATAATGTCAGGTGGCGCCAGCTGGCTAAAGTCAACACTCATGCTTGAGCCCCCATATTTAGAGGAATTCTTAAATTCATTTCTTGTCCTGTGGTTTTATAGACACCTTCAATATCAAAAACTAAACCTGTACCATCTACCCCGCTGGCTGTGATTTGACTAATGTCGATGCGGTTTTCCCAAGTTGAAACTGCGGTATAAATCGCGCTGTAGCACTTCAAGATCAAGGCATCATTAATGGACTGATCTATTAATTCAAAAATCAGTGATCCATAGGTTCGACGCATAACCCGACTTCCAATGGGGGTCGTGATGATGTCCTCTATTGCTTGCTGTATTGACTCTTGAACTGTACTGATCGTTTGACCACTTTTTTTATTGATCATGGAACGGGTGCTCCTGAAGTACTTCCACCTGACTGAATGCCCGGTGTTCTATGTTTTCTCAAACTGATATCACCCGCTTTTACATCGGCTTTTGTAGAGATGTCTTTTCCTGCGGTAATCGTTTCTGAGACAGTAAGTTTTCCAGTGATGCTGACATCTGCTGTTAAATTACAAGTGCCACCTTCTGGTAATACAGCATCTAAATGATGGGTTTTAGTGTCGTATGAAAGGATGCAACCATCTGAAAAAAGTCGAATTACTTTATTTAGGTCACTTGATGGCGCAGGGTTGGTTTCATTGTTCAAGCCCGCTATAGCAACACCCATGTCTAAAACACCCGAAGGGCTGAGAACGACAACTTCTTCCCCAATGCTTGGAGGATCCCAAGTTCTATCGGCTCCAGCTCTTAAATTTAAATAACGGATATTTCCAGTCGTAATCTCGCCTAAATTGACGGTGACTGTTGTATAGGATTGAGACGGTTCAATGGTCTTGATCCGTCCAAAACGGACAAGATTTTCAAGACGACGGGCTAGATCTGCATTCATGTTGCAATCGTTATGCAGCCCGCCTTTTTATGCATGTGATTATTTTTGTATATGCGCTATATACAAAGGATTGTTCTTATTTTGAAAAATGGTCTAAGACTTCGGATTCAATCATTTCTAACTCTGCGGGGGTAAAACCCAATAGCTCACGGCTGTCATATTTGACAGTCGGACCGCCCTTTTCAACTCGGTCTCTTAAACCATATTGGTGAACACGGGCAATGTTGGCCACTCTGTTCATAAAGCCAATAGCCACCCCTTCAGAGGTTCGTTCAATCCGCATATATTTTGAAGTTTTAATGAGATTGAACATTTTGTTTTTGATTTTATTTTTCTTGTCCCTTAGTCGCTTTTTTCGAGGCACAAAAGCACTGCCATCGGGATTTTGTTGTCGCGTTATCCTGGTCTTTTGTGATGCCCGAACTTTGCGGGCAATGCTCATTTCTAATTTTCGACGCTCGGCATCGCTTAACTTGGTAAGCAATGGAGCAAGATAATCGTTTAGTGCCTGAAGCTCTGCCATAAATTAGGGCCCAAAGTAATGATTTTCAGGTGGCGCAGACATCCACTCAGCCAAGACTTCACCCGTCTTATGATCGATCATTTTGAATGGCTTAGGTTCAGTCGCGGTTTCATATTGAGGTTCATCGGGAAAAGAAATATCGAGTGTGCCATCGCCTTGACGCTTCACAATCACACGTTCAGTTAGAGGAAAGGTTAAAGAAAGGTCGACTGTATGATTGCTCAGTATTTCAGTTTCAAACTTGAATGCCTCTTTCGATTTTTCAGTGTTCACCAACAGCTCATGCTGATGCGTACGCACCCAATCGAACAAAGGCAGCATGACTGCATCAAGCTCCCCTGCAAAGTCGGTTAGGATTAAATTGATATCATAGGTATATTCAAATGAAAGGCCATTTGCCATAGTGCAACGTACATTTCCTTTGTCTGTAAAAATCAACAAACGATCAGGATCACGCTGGAGTTCCTTCACCGCATTGAGTAAGTGACTTCGTAAACTATCGGGCTTTCTCATTGTTTTGATCCTGAATTTTGATAATGGAATCCACCTGCGCTGAACACTGTGCTCGAGCAAGTTCCGTTTGCTCTAAAGCCAAGACCAAATCTAGGTTTGTGCTTAGGCTAAATATTGGTTTATTGCAAGGGATGAGCACTGGATACAATTTGACTTCTGTTATGGGTTGGGGCTGTGTTGAACATGCTGCGAACTGCATCAGAAATAGGCTGAACAGACCAACTTTTAGAAGGTTCATCATGAGCAAAGATCTCTTTTAAGGTAATTTGACGCTGTTCAAATTTGGACTGTAAATCACTTTGTACCTTCTGCAATTCAACAATGCTTTTTTGCTGTTCAGACACACTGGTTTGAATTGATTTTATTCTTGATGCTTGCTGCTCGAGCTGCTGTTGTTTTTCACTCAGCGCTTGCTCCAGTGCACCAATTTTTTGTTGAGATTTGAGTACAAATTTAAATGTCAGCACCAAAGCCACACATATAAATAACAATATGAGTGGCTTTACTAATGGGCGAAGTAAAGTCAGTGGCATCATGCGACTTGCTTTGCTCCATAAATCGGCTCAAGGTGATCCCATTCTTTTTGGAACTTGGCTTGGTAACCGAGTTTTTTATAATTTGGACCGTTGTAAAGCGTGAAAACTGCTGTCCAATCTTCTGCACGTAAGGCTTCTAATAATGAAACTTTTTTCCCGCCAACTGTGCCAGTTTTCCATTCAATAAAGCGGATAAAGGATTCAAGCTGCAGGGATTCACTGGTTTGCATTTGTTTCTCGAAATCGAAAACAGATTCGTAACCTAACTCTTTCCAGTTTTCACCCATAATTTGGAACTGCCCCCAACTACATGACATCAAGGCAGACTCAGGATGAATGTTTTGAGCTAACCGCAAGCGGGTGTATTCCGCTTCATTTCCTTTATAGCCACCCGTTTTAGGATTTACGATGCTTGGGCATGTTTGTGCTTGTAAACTGGCAAAGGACTTGCCTTTGAACTGTGCTAAGTAGAAGTACATGCGATGACGTTCAAATAGGATTTTAGCTTTACCATTTTTTAAAAAACCTACCCCACGTCCTTCAACTGCACCAAAGACACGGATGGTCAATTCAGACACTTTTAAACGTTTTGCAGCGGCAATATAGTCGCTGTCTTTGAGCAACTTACTAACATCGGAACCTGCAAGTGCAGCACGGGTTTTATCCCCTACTTTTCCGTCGACCAAAATACCTTTACTTTTTTGGAATTGAATGACGGCAAATTCTGTACTTTCACCAAAAATGCCGTCGGTACTGAGAGGCTTACCTGTTTGGCCTTTAAAGCCGAGTTCTTTAAGCTTTTTTTGAACTAAGACGACTTCATCGCCTCGAGCACCATATTTAAGAATCATTGAGTCGTACTCCAGATGAGTTTGGCCACATTACCTTTGGATCGCCAGATGAGTACCCCTAGAAGTACAGCAAAGATGGCATCCCATAAGGTGACTGGGTCTTTGAAAAATAAAATGTGAATGGACTGGCCTAAGAATGATCCAATTAAGAGGGCTGCTAACCATGAGTAGCCACGGTGGAAATTTCCACCGTGGCTAAAGCAAGCAATACGAAATCCGCATAATAAATAGGCTAAGACTGCGATCCATTGAAAGAAAAGTTCAATCATGGTTTTCCACCTCGGAAAATGTTCAAAATGTCAGACAGCTTGGCTGCTTTAACCCAATCCACCACTTTGATTAAGATAAATAAGCATAGGGTTGAGGTAATGAGCGCTGCGACTGCATCTGCTTTTAAGAAAGTGTGCTCAGTGATTAACGGAGCACTGATATAACCAATACCCGTTGCAAGGAGCATGTTTCGGATACGTTGAAAGGCGTTTAAATCTTTTTCAAATGTGGCAATAAAAGCTGCCCCAAGTACTGCCCCTAACAATGCGTTTCCATTGATAAATGGAAATAATGAAACTGCACTCAATGCTGCAATGGTTACTGGTGTTGTTGGTTCTGCCATTTATTTAGTCCCATAGCTGGATGGTTTGTTTTGTTTGTTGTGGTGTTTCTATATCAGGCAGAATGACTTCCGTCCCCATCGGAATAAAAACGCCATGGTCGATAATGCTTGGATTTGCTTCGAGTACCATTTCCACAACACCAGCGCTGCGTCCGTATTCACGCCAACAAATGGTGTCGATGGTGTCGTTTTGAATTGCGATGATGGTTTTAGACATGGCCACTACTCTGTTCAATAAAATGAATTGCCATTGCAGTTGCTTCAAATTTACAAGATGTCAGATGCTGTAAATTTTCTGTATTTGTGAAATAGAAGCTATTTTTTTCATCTTGAAGGTCTACACCAAGTTTCTCAGCAATGGCTTCAGCAATTAGTCGTCTTAACTCAATAGAATCTAAAACGGCTATTGTTTGTTTAAACTCATCTCGTTTTGTTATTGAGAAAACTTTCATATCAACTCCACCACGGTATGGTTCTGACCTAATAAATGCTGAATAGCCCATTGCTTGTTGCGACGATAATCATCCACCGTGCACTCGGCTTGTTCGGCTTTTTTTACACCTGCGTTTGAACTGTCATAATTTCGATAGTTCTCATTTAATTTGGCAGCGACACCATTGGCCACTGCAGACAAATATAAAAAGTCGGTATCAGGTTGATCATTGATTTGTGTTGTCGATAGCTCTGACAAAGCCCCTGCTTTCGCTTTGAGGGACACTAATAATCGGTTGGTGTCGAGCACTTCTTCGATGATTGCTTGCTGAAGTCTTTCGTTGGTAACCGCGCCATCAATACGGACAATTTCTCGGATTTGATCCAAAACAATAATCGGATAAAACGGGTCACTTTTGATTTGGATGTGGCTTGGTGTGTTATTGCCATTTGCGACGAATCCCATGCTATCCCCTGCCGTTGTTTTTGTTAGTGCATGGGTGGGAACAATGGTTTTAATGAGTATTACAGTGTAATGACATCACCATTGTTCGCCCATGCGGTGCGTGGGCACTCGGTTATGTCGGTTTGAACTGCAGGTCGCCCTGGTCATCCACGACTTGTGAGCCGTTTGCATTGAGCAAAGGTTCAGTTTGTTTTTCTACTTCTGGTGGGAACTTTTTCAACAATGTCTCCATTGTTTTTAAATCCTGTTTACCACCACACTTGTCATCCAGTTCAATTGCGCGTTCAAGATGTGCTTGTGCTTCTTGAGCAAAAGCAATGTCTGACTGACTCGGTTCATCTTTGCTTTGGATCTGTTTAATCGTCGCTTTGCCTAAAGCAACTAAAAGCTTTGATTTAACTTGATCAGGCATGTCTGGAAGTTTTTCATCAAACTTTGTTTGGAGGACAAGTTGCTCTAATTGCTGCAGTACCCCAATTTCAACTTCAGCATTGGTTTTCAACTGCTTCAAAAATGCGTTAGCAATTTCTTCAGTCACCAAAGTAGCCGTTTTACGCTCAAAACGATCTGGCATGATCATGTTATGCCATAGTGCAAATTCAGCCATTTCTAGTGCTTTTGCATAATTTCCAGTGTCAATGCACCAGACCAAAACCGTCATAAAGACTTCATCTTGAACACCTGTATTGGCCTCCATGATTCCATCTACATACGGCAGGTAAGTTGGAACTAACCCTTGCTTGAGTTGAATTTTTGCTTCGGTGGACTGAATCTGTTTGAGACGTCGACGGTCATTATTTAGCTGCATTAATTGCAACTCATAAGCCGTTTGCGACTCCATAGTGCCAAACTCAGCAGCGGAAACCGCTGCTGCTTTCGCACTGTGTTTGAGAAAATGTTGTCGTGCAAAGTTCATTCAACATTACTCCGCCAAGATTTCGATTTTTTCAGCCATCGCAGCAAGACCTAAATCTTCAATGTAGTAATCTTCATTTGAAGACTCATAGTTTTCGATTTGGTCACGTTTCGGGTTATCGATGACGGTACGTCGACGAGATCCTTCTTGCACATAAATCGATAAGTTATCGAAAGTGGTGACTAAGATTGCATCTTCAGGGAAGAACGGCACTGCATAGACGGGTAAATTGCCCATACGCTTTTGGCTGATAATGATGTCTGCAGCCAGCTTTTCAGAGTTCGGCTGATCTTGGTTGACCAATGGGAAATATTTATCCGCTACAGTTTTACGGTTACAAAGCACCACAAGATCAGGGTTGTCCTGGTGTACTTCATCGATCATTTCATCAACTAAGGTCATCACCAAAGCATCTACATTTTTGTAGTCACCTAATTTTCCAATAGTAATTTTGCCCTGTGCTGCACCTGAAGAAAGGACACGTGCCACATTTTCTTCACGCATTTTCTG